GAGAATCGGTGAAGTGCTAAAACTTACGACCAACTTAGAAGAAAGATACTTCCAAGGTGGTATCAAAACAAAAGCCGGCAAAAACAGAATTGTCCCGATACATCCCGCTATATACCATTTTGTCGAACAGAAAGTGCTGACACAAGATGGAAGATTATGCGTGTATACTCAGCAACATCACAGAAAAGCGTTGTTCTATCCTACGCTTGAACGTCTTGGAATTGTTGGCGATCCGAAACACACGCCACACGACTGCCGGCATACTTTTTCCATGTTATGTGAAAAATACGGCGTCCGGGAGAACGACCGGAAGCGAATGCTGGGTCACTCTTTTGGTGGAGATGTTACAAACGCGGTATATGGACACAGGACACTAGAAGAGCTCCGAACAGAGATTGAAAAGATAAAAGTCCCATTTGTGACTAACTGTGACTAACGGAATCTTATTTTATCAATTTTATTCATCACAATTTAGAACATAAAAACGCGTGAAACCCTTGTAAAATCAACATTCTCAGCGATTTTGCAAGGAATTCACTCATTTCATTTTCATTATTCTAATTGTATTCAATCAGGATATTAATTAGAACTATGCAAATGTCAGAAAGTCCTTTAAATACAGTACTTTAGAGGATATTTAATTAGGAAATGATTTTTTTGTTTGTGACTAACGTGTGCCCAACGAACTAATATGATTTACAAAACGAAATGATACAATATGTTATAAGAAACATGATTCCCGGGGTGCTATCCCCGGGAGCTTTTATTTATGAATTTCTGAAATTCTGGTAAATACGCCCTTCGGGACAAATTCAAATACAAACCCATCATCATTCGGGTACGGGATTCTGACGAAGTACCATTTCAGCCCAGAACTGTCTGTTTCGGTGTATTTCATCACATCCACGACCGCACCCTTTTTGAGTTTCGGGAACAGCTTGGACGGGATTTTGGTGTTTGATTTGGTATAGCATTTGCTGTCTTTTTTCATTCGGGCTACATAGGCAACTGTATTTTGCTTTTTTGTAACAGTGTCATTTGCCGCCGTGTCATTTTCGGAATATCGTAAAACACAATCCCACGGGTAATTTCTGTAGTTTTTAATCAGGAACTCTTTTCCTGTCTGGTCTCCCGGCCGTCCGCCATGAGCAGTACCTTTTTCGTTTATAGATGCTTCTACTTCTTTTCCATTCCCACAGTACATTGCAACATGATGCGTCTCATTCAACAGTACATCTCCCCGCTGGAGTCCTGAACCTGTCGACCGGTTAACCTTGCTGGTTACGTCAGTGAAGCCGCATGAAATAAATACTGCTTTCATATCGCCTGTGTAAGTTGCTCCTTTTGTTTTGACCGGAACTCCAGCGTTCTGCCACGCCTGAATCACCGCTGAAGAACAGTCGAAATCTCCTTTTTCTCCCCAGCGATAATCCTGATCGTACCCATGAGAGCTGTCCTGCGCCCACGATTCCATTTGTTTTATTGCTTTTTCTGTCTTGTTCATATTATTTTGTTCCTCCTCTGGAAAATATGTCTTTAATGTGTTATAAACAAATCTCTGCCGTCTCTTATATGCCCCGACCTGGTTTCCTGTATCGGTCTGACAAGCTGCATAGAGATTATCGAGCGTATATGGTTTCTTAGTCTTTGCCAGAATCCTAGCTACTGCCCCCTGTCCGCCTTGGTGTCTAAAGTTCGCACACATAGCTTGCCCTCTAGCGTCCGTAACGCCACTTTTAATGGCTTCTTCTGCGTATGTGGCTAATTGTTCATCCATAAGGCTATCTTGGCATTTAACGCCGATTCTGGACGATATAAGCTGAACGATTAAATTTGCGAACTGACTGTTTTTGGAAATGTTAAAACAAGACCAGTCTGCCTCCTGCACCTGCTCCCATAATCCGATATTATCCAGTCGGTTCCATGCTTCCGTATCTGCGTCATGAATCCGTTTCAAAAGCGTTTGTGCTTCAGTTGCGTACCACTGTCCTGCCCCGATTGTGATTGCGTGTTCTTCAGAAGAATTGGTGTAGGCTTCCGTGAAGTCAGAATAATCCTGCTGTCCGTAAACCTGTCCACCGGTTTCGACTGCGTAAATAATCTTTCTCAGGACGTTCTTTTGTTCAGTTGTCATATCGTCCGCTCCTTTCGCAAAGATTCTTACCTAATTCTGATTATAGCATTTAGCGTTAAGGCATCTCTGTACCAATTTAAAAATCCGACAGGTGATTGCCTGCCGGATAATGCTAAATAACATATTTGTGATGATTGTATCTGACCGACTCTTGATTAACCTTTTGCACTGTTCCTTATAAATAGGTAGAGGTTTTACGAAAGTTTTCCATTTTTTAATGAATTAAATGGGAATACGAAGTTGCTTAAATGTCATTCCATCTTTACAAAACTTTCTATTGGCAGCAATAAAGTTGTCGTTTTATCGACCACCAATTTTAAGCCTGAAGGATATTTTCCATCATTATCATGCCATTTGAATTGTATGTGATATTCCACTCTTGATGAGTTACTATTTTATAACGTAGGATACAACAGTTTGAAGGTACTTACCCGCGTCAACGTTCGCACATGGCATAACCTCACCACGCAGTCCTATTCGTATACCTGCGTTGAGTCCTATGGCAGGTGCAAATATTACAGAAGATGGCACATATTGTTCGGGCAAAGTCAAGTAAATGTTAAATGCAGATAAAGGCTTTAATGTTTTGATATTAAGGACTAAAGTTACTATCTTACCGTTGCGGAAGCACGATGTGTAATCACTGTCGCTGATGTTCTTTATATACTCGGTTGGCGTTTCAAGTAGTTTCGTTGAGTCGGTCAGCCGGTTACTATTTAATTCATTAATCGCGCCCAGAATTGTTTTGTCGTTCGTCTGAAGCTTTGCAAACACTTTATCAGCGATTTTATTAAGGACAAAGTCTGATAGCTTACTCAGCACACTCTTTTTCATTCCTGTACCGTCATTAATCAGAAAGGCGTCAGTATCAGCTAATGTACCTCTGTCGGTGTAATTCGCAGATTCCAGATTTTCCGTTTTGGTTTTCAAGGATGTTATGATATTAGCCATACTTATTGGATAGTTGAATACTGTATATCCATCAAGCTGTTCGGAATTGACGCTAATGTTTGTAGTTGGGTAGTATGTTGCAAGTGCTTTAAATGCGGCAATTTCTTCCTTGGTGAGGTCGGTTTCCTGTGGCTCTGCTAATAACCATTCGGTTTTGCCTACAATAGATTGTGTATTATCTAACTTAGAAGAATCAACCATCTTCACCAATTTCCCACGTTCCACATCCACATAGTCACTTACATACTGCTGGCCATCAATTGTGGCGTTACCACCTGAACTTACAGGGATTGCGTTTAATGTGTATGGGAGGGTGACGGCCTGTTTGTGGTAGGGTTCGAAATCATCGTAGGTGGCATCTGGGTATAGGGAAGCATCTACGATCATTGGTTTGAAAAGAAGGTTGTTACAATTAATTCCAGCATTTATTCTAATTCTTATGAAAAAATTTTCATCAGCTTTTATATTTTTACCATCACCTGTATCATATCCATAAATCAAATTATTAGTTCTTGCTTGTAATTCGTAAGACACATCATGAGCTCCCCCAACTGGACACCCTACAAGTCTAAATGAACTACAAGACACGTCCTGTGCAATATCAAATGTTGTTATCGTTGTAGCGGTCCCATTCAACGTATACGTTCCATCGCCATTCGCGGTACAAGTAACACCATTCTGTGTAGTAGTCTGTAAAGTAGCATTCAGCAAGTTCTTTCCACACACCTTTACCGTTGGATTCACCACGCTCTTAATCTTAACTGGATTCCCTGGCGTTGGTGTTCCATCCTGTGATGATTTGCCATATATCATCATATCTTGAATCTTTCCATTATCAGAATCAGTAATATGAGTTTCACCCTGATTCGATGCATAGAACTTTGTAATTTTGTTGGATAAATCTTCCTTTAGCAAAGCAACATCATCTGTATTTTGTTTAATCTGCTGTGCCTGTTCTTCTGTGGCTCCAGGTTGTACGGGGTTCTCTTTAAGATATTTATTTACTGCATTTTCTATCTCTTCTGGAGTCAGTCCGCTAATACCTTTCTGACATAAATCGTATAAATATTTCTCTACCCGTGTAATTGGATCCGGGATATTTCCGGTATAACTCCCAGTTAATTTAGCAAGATATTTCTCTTTTCTTGTTATCGGATTATCTGCCATAGTTACTCCTTCCTGAATGAACTTTACATTCTGAGACTGTCTATTTTAATTATATCACGTAGACGATTTATAGCTCTGTACCAATCAACTAATAGTACGGTCAGGGCTGAGATTTTGAGGTTATTTGGGTGAATAAGGGCTTATTTGGATTTTTATGGAAAATGCGCTCTTATTTGCGGTTTTGGGGCTCTTATTTGGCGAAAATAATATTGAAATAAGCAAAAAATCCTTATTTTGCATCCTAAAGGAACCTATTCTTCAAGCATATATTTAAGAACATCTTCTGCCGATTTGAATGCACCGCTTCCTGATGTGTATATTGTTGCAGGAAAGTTGGAAGTCGAAGGACCAGGTCCATAATTCAAAGGTCGTGGTAAAACCGAAAATGTTCCATCACTATTTGAGGTACCAACTCCAAATATATTTCCGTTCCCTTTCACGCTATTGTGGCTCATTTCCCAACTAATGGTTTCGTCAAGAAGTTCTCCTTTCATGTTTCTCATTCTTAACGTGTACAATACATTTTTCTGGTTAATATACTGTAATATAGTGCTAGGGACTCTTTTCGCTTTAAACATAATACATGCTGATTCATAATATGAACGGCCAGATTCTTGTTTGACATATATTCCAGCTTTTTCAATATCTGTGAAATATATTTTTCCATCTTCGGTCTGATTACGAACAGAAATTTCACATTCACAAGGATATTGAGTGCCGTCATAGTCGACGTGTGTCCACACTGTTCTTACAGCACAAATTTCTTTCATTGGAGGTATTCCAGATTTTTCCCACAGTAAAATATCGCCACCATAAATCTTCGTTACGTCCTTGCCTTTGACAGGAAATCCAGTGATTTCCTGTCTGTTCAAAAATGCCTTATATATCATCCTATCATTTCTCCTCGAATGTGAAATACAATGTATCTGCCCGGTCAGTTCCTGCGGCTACAAGAGCGTCATAATCAGCTTTTTTGATTCGCTTTATGCACCTTAATTGTGCCTTTTTTAATTGTTCAGAAGTACTGCCAGGACCACCAGAGCCGTCCGTAAAATCATTAATCGTTGCCGGCGAAAATTCAGAATCCGAACCGTCCGTAAATTCCGCATAACTGATTGTCGGCATTTCTGATCGGGTAAGATTGACCGTTCCAGATATTTCGGGAGTGTATTTCCCCAACTGCTGGCTGTTGCTGTTAAACGGTGCATTGTTAGCAGAATAGGTGTCAATCATGTCTGTAGCGCCGATTTTGAGCGTCCTGCTCATGATGTATGAATGAACGTACCATTGCAGTTCTGTAGGTTCCTGATCGTCGTGCTGAATCTGCTTCTTATAGTAAAGTTCGACTGCCTGTCCAACCATGTTCAGTGGGTTTCCCTGAACCTCGGCGGTATATCCCTGCGCACGATAATATTTCCGCAAATCTTGATTTACGAATACACCATAGCAAATCTTCATAATTGGTTCAGCCCTTGAAATACCGCCATATTCGTCTGCATCCCAAACGTAATTTAGCCAGTCTTCATTTCCTACAAAGAAGCTGTTTCTGTTGTAATAAACGTTGTTATCATACGCTTCTTGCGCTGTATAGTCGCCTTGTGTAAAGCCAAAGGCTCTATTCGGGTCAGGGTCGCAAAATATAATATTCGGGAACCAGATTCTGCCCTCTTTTGCGGTAAAACTTTTGAACGTATCGAGGTGAATTTCTTCGTTGTTGTAGTATTTATAAATGTTCTGATTACCGGTAGTCTGCCCGTACCTATAACTGTTCTGGCGAAGCTTCAGGTACTCAAACTTGCCATCCCTATTCATCCATCCAAAACGGTCATTCTGCAAGCATAAATCTTTCAGAATGTTCACTACATTCATCTCATTTGAGTTATTCGTATCAGGCACATAGGTGTCGTCCCAATGCAGTTTTGTACTAACTTGTTCGAGTCCCAAAAACTCAAATAATTTATCCCTAAATTGCTTCTGAGTCAGCTTTTTCTTTTTATCAGTCGTCTGGTTTTTATACCACCGTGCAATGTCAGTATTTCGTAATTTATACAGATAATCATATGCGATAAAATTACGTGTCAGGGAATTTGCTTTCCGCTCTGCACTGTCGATTTCACCTGTGAAAATTTTGATCCTTGTTCCTTTTCTCTCGATGTAAACTTCAATTTTTCCAGAGGGGTAAAACTCTTCCGAGGTACCGTTAAATTGGTCGTGGTGAGCCTGAAACGTTATCTGATTGCAGACACAACCGCCGAAAATAAAATACTGTTCAGAGCAAATTGACTCCTGTAAAGTAATCGTATGCTGGTCGATATTTTCATTTGTAAGGTCGGCAAATTCTCCGTTAATCCAGTGTACTGTAACATTGATTGGTTCGGTTTTTTCTTCTTCAACTTCACCAGAACCGCCACTTGAACTATCATCAAATGGGTTTTTCCCGTCGTTTGTGACTTTGATTTGAAAACTGTCAGAACCAACAAATTTGGAAACTCCGTTGACTGTGACATTATAAGAAACTGTGATAGTCTTAGGGCCTGCGGTGGAACTATCGAAGCCAGAAATATCATAATCTGTGATTTCTTTCTCGGTTCCATCCTGTCTTACTTCTGCGACAGTCAGCCCGGACGGGTCAAATAATTCTCCGATTTTGTAGTAAACTTTTGACGGGAAACTTGTAATTCGGATTCCTGAAAGGTCATATACGGTCACTTTAAAAGTATCGGTATGTGTTTTGTAGGTTACTGTGATTGTTTTTTCGCCAACAGAAGAACTATCAAATCCAGATACTTCAAATCCAGTTGTTTTTGTTTCTGATGTTCCATCAGTGTATTTAACAAGGATTGACAATCCAGTTGTGTCGAATACATCTCCTTTTTGATATTCGACTTTAGTAGGCATGGTTTTTACTTCGATTCCAGAAATGTCTACTACAAGAATATTGAAATCTACGGTCTTTTCATCGAATGTAACCGTTACAGTTTTATTTCCGTATACTGACATATCCGGGCTTGATAAGGTATATCCTGTTACTTGTTCTGACGTATTATCGTTGTAGTATGCAGTAATTACAAGTCCTGCGCTGTCAAAAGTTTCGCCTACGAAATATCTGGCTTTGGTTGGCATATGAGTAACTTCAAGTCTGGTTGCCCGAATTAACCATGTGATTGTGCCAGATGCTCCCCACGGTGAACCAGAGATTTCATTTGTTTTTTTGTTCAGTGTGATATTTGTTGTAACAGGCGTGTTAAAAGCATTTTCCCAAATGACCGTAACGCTTGCAGGAATAGACACGTTTGTAAGTTGTGTTCCGCGAAACGCCTGAATGCCAATAGTTTGAACGCCGTCAGGAATTACCAGATTTTTAAGTGAAGTATTGTAAAACGCATTATCTCCAATGTTTATAACACTTGCAGGAATAGTAATTTCCGTGATTTTCCCACAGTTCGCAAAACACGATGTTGGTATTACTGTTATTCCGTCTTCAATGGTAACTGTTTTTAAAGTACTAGAACATGGTGTAAAATGTGATGTTCCGGTAAATTTAACCGTGCTTTTTAGCGTAAGATTTTCGAGCGCAGAAAGCAATTTCGTTCCATTTGTTCCGTCAATGGTTCCGCCGCGAATTATCAAATTCTTGCAATTTGGAATAAAAATACCGGATGAATTGAATATGGAATCTGCATTTCCGATTTCAACATTATCTATTGTCGCCCCTGAAAAAGCACCGGATGATAACGAAGTCAACGACGTTGGAAAAACAATGTTTTTTAATTTTGGACACTCATCGAATGTGCCGCCCTCAATTGTTTGTAAACCATCATGAAAAAGTAGTTCTGTTAGATTAGGACAAGAGCGAAACACACCTCCTAGAATCGTTTTAAGCGATGATGGAAATTCAAGTTTAGTTCCTAAAAAAATTGAAAAATTTCCACGTTCGATTTCTGCGATCGTGTTTGAAAAAACAATGCTTTCCAATTTTTTGAATGAGGAACTAAATCCGCTCCTAATGCCAGTGATTCCGTCTCCAAAAACCATTTTTGTGCATCTTTTATATAAGCTGTCAGGGATAGAAATGTCGGATTTCTCTAAACAATCAGATAAACTATATGTGAATTTTCCAGTTCCAGATATGGTCAAAGTATTTGTATCAATGTTGAATTCGGCTGTCACATCTTCGTAATTCGGAGAACCGATATGTATCAAAAGAGAACTGTATACTGTGACATTTGACGTAATTGCCACGCCAAAATATTCTACATTAATAGGAATTACACCGGCTTCCAAAAGCACCTTATTTTCAATTGTGTATCCGCTTGTCACTTCCTCTGAGCCGTCTGAGTATTCTACAGTTATATAAGATACCTTAAGATCTAATGCATCACCGACAAAATAATATTTGCCTAGACAAAATATGTCAGAGATTCTTTCTGGCTGCATAATAGTAACTTCAAACGTGCAAGTGAAATTACCGTAAGTGACAGTTATTCCGCATTGCTTTGGAGAACTACTGTCAAAACCAGAATATGTACAATTTTTTGTGACATCTAAAGTGTTTTCGTCACTTGCCGTTGCCGTAATCACAATGCCTGTAGAATCAAATTCTTTTCCTATGTGGTAATTTACCTTGCTTGGCATTGTGGTTACTGATATGGCGGTAATAGAAACTTCTAAGACGGAAATTTCAAACGTTGTGGTCTTGCCAAATGCAGTAACGGTTATGGTCTTTGTACCTGCAGAACTGCTGTCAAAGCCAGATACTTCAAACCCAGTTGTTATTGTTTCTGCTGTGCCATCATTGTATGTTAGAGACACTGTAAGACCTGTGCTGTCAAATAATTCGCCCTGATAGTACGTGGTCTTATCTGGCATTTTTGACACAGTAATTCCGGTGACATATTTGTCAACAAATTTCTCATAGCTAACTGCCTGTGATACACCTGCGTTCTTTACCAGAATCGAAACCGGAACCGTAGAAGATACGGAAAGAGTTAGGTTTGTTGTGGTTTTACCGTCAGTAATTGACGATGTACCGGTGTATGAACTGCTTGTAGGTCTCTGGACAACATTGATAAATAATGTCTGCCCCTCTATCAAGAATACTTCGTATTTCAGCGCATATGATGAAGATGTGCTTGAATAATATACATATCCCTCAACCCTGATTTTAAGGAATCTTTTTCCCGACGTAAGTGTCCCTTCCTGCCGGTAAATATAATAAACCGCGCCATCCCTGCGCCAGATTTTGAGTTGTTCGGCGTTTTGCCCGAATCCGATGAAATTGTTACCAGAAACATATATAGTACTGGCAGTCTTTCCTGCATAGGTAAACCAGTCAACGCCCGTGACACTAACTACATCATCGTCGTGCTTCTTGTTGTTAACAATAGCGGTCATCCCGGTCGTTGTATCCAATAAACTGTCAAAAGATACTGTATCTGCCATAATCATCCTCCCGTCTATAAAATAAAAGAGCACATGAGCTGTGGCACCCATGCACTCTGGTTGTTAGTATTCGATCAGTGCGATTCGGATGCTTGAATAAAACACCATCCCTCTTTTTTTATCAATTTCATTGATTGTAAAGTCAATATCTGGAACATATATTTTTGCATTCGTATATGTATTTGTTTCGTCATTCCAGTAGGTGATGTTTGCTTTACGCTCTTGCTTATTGATAATTGAGGAATTCATTACATTTTGAATTTTTATTTTTTCTTCTAGGGTTAAATCGTCAACTGTTTCAAATTCTATCTTTGTACGATAATGCGGGAGTGTGTCCCTGTGCAAATATCCTTTCATATCTGTCCACGGATCATTTTCAAGTCTTTGATTCGGTGTGCTTTTCCATGTTGCTCTTTTGATAAATTCATGTGGAAATTCTTGGGTCCCGAATTTTAATAGCCATCCCTGAAAATTCCCTGAACTAAATTCGCTCATGTGCTCACCTACCCTTCAAAGATCCCGAAGCCTGTCCGGTTCCTGTATTGTCCGTTCTGATCGCGAAGCCAGCGGATAAATTCATTTCCGTCAATATTCAATACGATATACTGAGGCGAACCACTACCGCCATTTCCAGATTCTTTCAAAGCTTCCATCATTGCCTGTTTCATCGTCGACAATGGAGATACAACCTCTGTCTCACGCTTGTTATCACCGAGGATTGCTGCAAACTCTCCGGCGTTTCGTGGCACAACTGTACCTTTTGCCAAGTACGGAATCTGTGGCGCTGTCATTGTTGGAATGCTGAATCCCCAAGTGTTTCCACCTATTCCAGGAACCCATCCAGGAACTTTGATTTTCATCTTATTAAGAACTCCAATTGCGGCATTGACGCCAGCAATAATTCCTCTGATCATTCCGTTTATCAATCCGATTACGCCATTAATGGGAACTTTTGCGATTCCCACAAGTGCTTCAAATACATTCTTGAATATATTTTTTACATTGTTCCATGCTTCTCTCCATCCATTCACGAAATCTGTTTTTACCCAGTTTATAAGAGATTTGAATTTAGATACGATAAAAACTACTTTCTCTTTTATAGAATCCGACAATATAATTACTATATTTGACACCTTTTCTGTTAACGAGTTCCATTTATTTACAAACCCTTCTGCAAATGACCGTGTTTTTTCGCCTATCCAGTCAAATATGTTCCCGAAGAATTCTTTTATGGAATCCCAGTTTTTCACGAGAAGAACACCAGCTGCAATTATTCCGCCTATTGCCGCTATAATAAGTCCTCCTGGTCCGATTGCTGTTGCAATTGCAGATATGCCTCCAAGTATTCCACCAGAGCCTGTCATAAGTGCAATAAGCCCTTTGATGGCAAGTCCCACATTGCTGATACTGCTAATGATCGTAGTTATCAGCGGGATGATCTTAGCTGTTGCAAACATTCCTATAAGTGCCGCTCCGAACGCTTCGACCAGCGTCTGATGTTCTCCGAGGAAGTTTAAAAACCCTGATACAATATTAATAAGTGTAGGAACGCCTGTTTCAATCAACCACTTCAATGATGGTAAAATAATGTTGGTATATATCCATTCGAGAACGTTTCCGAGAGCTTCAATAATCGGTGCAAAGGATTTTGTGAGGTTCTTAATAGAATCCAGTAACGGATAAAAATCAAGCTTTCCGGCCCATTCCGCTGTTGCTTTTGTTATCTTTTCGATAAAATCAAGAACTTTCTGAAAAGCATTCGCTAAATTTTGAATAATTTGCGTACCAACATTATTTTTATTCCACGCTTTAGATAATTGACTTGCAATGTTTCCGATTATCTTAAAAATGTTCTGAAAAATCCGAAGCATGGTAGATAGCATTTCAGTGCCTGTTCCATTTGTCCAGACTTCCATAATACTTTTTCCGACACTCTTTGCAAGTTCAGCAAGACTGGAAAACATATACCTTGCAGCATCAATAGTATTCTTACCCTCTCTGTTCCAAGCTTCCTGAAAAGGCTTCCAGAGTTGCTTAAGTATATCAGATAACTTCTTTGCAGATTTGCTGAGTTTGTCAATCTGGCTTTCTCCTTTTGCCAATCCTCCATAATCAACCTGTCCAACATTTCCGAGGCTAATATTATCTGCCTTTACGGTAGGCGTTTTTGTCGCACCAGATATCGCATCCGCCGCTTCTTTTCCAATAACCTTTAATTCGTCAAACGGAGCAATATTCTTTTTTAGAGCCTTGGTCTGCTTATTTAACGCGCTTGTGCTGTCCTTCGTGGAATCTGTTACATTCTGCGTAGCATCAGCCAGACTATCAGCTCCATCAGCAGCACTGCCATAAGCATCTTCTGTGGCTGACAGATCAGTTCCAGCAAGTCCCGCTCCACTGGCTCCCGTCTGCCCGGATGATTTGTTTCCGGTTATCAGTTCCGTAAAGGACTTAAAGGCATTTGCAACCGTGGCAAGTTTTGCCAATAAGATATTTATCACTTTTATGACCGGAGTGAAGATGTTAATCAGTCCTTGTCCGACTGTAGCTTTCAGAGACTGAATCTGCAACTGCATTACCCTGACCTGGTTCGCCCAGGATCCGGATGTTCGTGTAAAATCTCCAGAAGCTGCTGAAAGCTGTTGCGTTACAAAATTTAATCGTAGTGCTACTTTCTCCTGCTCGGTCATGGCGGATGTTGTTTTACCGTATCCGTTCGCCAGTGCGTACTGATCGAGTGCACTTTGTGTCATAACGACACCCAAATCTTTCAGCGTTTCCGTTTCGCCTGTAAATACAGACTTTAACTTTGTATATGCCAGATCCTGACTGATGTTATAAAATGATGCCACATCACCCGTCAGCTGAGTCAACTGGGTTGACATATTATAAGCCTGTTCTTCTGTAAATCCAAAGCTCTTTGACATTGCTCCGAATGTGCCGACGTACTGTTTCGCCATTGTTTCGGAGAGTCCGGCGGATGTCATAGCACTTTTAGCAAATTCGTTGACTTTGTCTGACATGGTTGTAAATGTAACATCCACGACGTTCTGAACTTCTGCCAGATCAGAGCCAAGTTCTACACATTCCTTTCCAAATTGCGCAAGCTTACCAACCGCAAATACGCCACCGATTATCAATCCGACTTTTTTAACGGCACTTCCAAGGCCGTTAAATGACTGTTTAATTTTAGATACTCCATTTTGCACACCATCTGTGTCCATTCGAGTATCAATAATGACTGAGCCATCAGCAGCCATGTGTCCACCTCCTAACTATTTGAGGTTAAGCATCTCGTTAAGCTTATCTTTATAAGCCTGTTCCTCTTCAGAGAGACGCGTTTTTATATCAATAAGATTCTTGTTATCGTGGTAGAATTTCTTTTCCCATTTATCTAATCTTTCGCCAAAAGCTTTTTTTGATCGAATCCCGATAACTGTATTAAGCAAGCATTCTCCTGCTTCCATGAAATATGAAAAAAATGTCCACCAATGCATATAAGGTACCGCTCTAACTTCGCTATGAATTACCTTGTTTACCGCCGGAATAATCATTTCCCCGTCCTGTCCCCAGTCCATCAAGCGTGGCTTCGGCTTTCCCGAATCGTCGTCCGTCTGTCCGCAGTCAATAAATTCACAAGCCTTCTTACAAGCCTCTTCTACGTTCTCTGGTGGAATGCTTTCCCAGTCTTCATAGAGGATCTTCAGCATTACTATTTTTTTTCCGTAGTTGTCAAGATTCGGGTCGTTCTGTGCAATCAGAATATCTATAATTGCTCGAAAATCTGTCCTGATAGAAAAATCCACCCCACTGATATTTAGTGAGGTGGGTAACTCATAGGCGGTCATTTTGTGTATTTCTCCGTATACTTATCAACAGTAGCCTGCATTTTTTTCTTTCTTTTTTCAATTTCCGGCGCAATTGCTTCTGAAATCTTATCAAGCACGATATATACAAAAACCTGACCGTTTGGGAATACAGTTGTTGCGGTGATCGGCTCTTTGAATAAATCCATTGAAGCCTCATACCCTAACAGATAGTTCATTTTATCTTCAATCTGCTTGTTCAGATCCGCCATTTCTTTACTTGATGTGACCTTCTGAATACTGTCCTGCATCTGTTCAAAAAATGGTTCGATTTCCTCTGCTCTTGCTGCAACATTAATGTCGGTAGGATTTATCTTAAATGAAGAAAATACTTCTCCCTGCTTGTTTGTGAATGTAAAAAGAAGAAATCCGTCATCAATGTTTGTGTCAATTGTCTTTGCCATTTTCTACGCCCTCCTAAAAATTATTCGCTGTCAGCTGTGAATGAGCCGGAAGTAATGTCAAATTTACCTTTGACGCGCCCTCCAACGTAATTAACTGTGAACGGAATCTGATAGCCGGATGTATCACCGCCGTAGGAAGTCGGCACAACATGACAATCCTGCTTGTATGCTTCGTATTTACCGGCTGTTGCTTCTTTCCAGAGATGTACTTCAACTGCACTTGTTTTCAAATTATCGTCTTTAAGACGTTCATCAACGATCTGCTGAAGCTTTTCGAACAAGTCTGATGTGGTATCCGCATAAAACGGATCAGCGTCAGAAGAAGCTTCGTAGCCGTTATGCTTGAATGTGGATTCTCCGAGAATGTTTTTAGATGTTTCAGTATCTGGATTGAGTTCTACATTGTACTCTTCCAGATCTTTTCCAAGACGCTCATATTTCGGTGTCAGCCCTCCGCAAAGAGAACCGGCATCAATGTAATGAGCCATATATTTACGGTCAATCTTGCCTGTAACTGCCATAGAAATGTCCTTTCTGCCTATAATTTTTAAAAGGCTGTGTAGGTTAGCGACTATCTTCTATTGATAGCCGGTTGTTGCTTGCTATATTACTTCGTAAGTGTTTTCATAGCGTACTGATAATGGCAATAACCAGTCCTGTACACCACTCTCCTGTGGTTCTAAACCATAAGAGTTATCACGGGTGATACGTTTTATCACTCGTCCCTGCGAAAGCTCTGGAAAAGCAGATAAACGTGTCTCAGCGCCGTTTATGACAACTGGTTCCCGGCATATCCATTTACCGAGATTATCCAGAAACTTCTGAACAGATAACTTCTGCCGTTCCTTATCGGATGCTGTGCGGTAAACCACATAAAACGGGTACTGGCATACCTGATGCATTACTCCACATACATCTTCCTTTTCTGAATAGATCAAAGCTCCGTTGTCTGCTGAGAAAGCGATTCCGGATTCTTTGCCGAGTTCCTCAAATTTGATTGTTTCATTTTCGTATAGCCCGGGATACTGGTTCAGAAGTGCCTTCATGGCGTCTGTCAAAATTTCATATCCTGTTGCATCTTTGCCAATTGGCTTATCTGCCATGTCGTCCACCTCCTGCTTGTGCTTTTACTTTGCGAATCCATGTGCTACCGTATTGTCGTTTAGCGGCATCAAACCATTTTGCCTGTGCCCGTGGGTGAGCCTGTCTGGTGTATTCAAGATTTTCCTTTGCTGCTGTCTGACCAGAGAACTGACTAACAAGTACTTTTTTTGCTCCATGTCTTGCATAAGGGCTTCCGGTTAATTCATCAACCATGGTTTTGCCCTCATACAGAAAACGCCCGTAAGGAGCCGCCGCCGCGCATACTTTTCCACTGCCTTGTAAAGATGTACTTTCTGCTCTTGTACGGTTAATAAAGTTTGATGTAATCATTGGCATGAATGGAACCATGCTGTCCATAACCATTCCGTCAAGGAGATACTGTGCTTCCTGGTACTGCCTTGAAAAACGACTCATATTCAGATTAACTTTCATGTCTCCATCAACGATAGAAAAACCTTTAAAATGCTTTGTTCTGCTCATGCTATTTACCAAGAATTTCAAAGTGTGGAATCAGGCTGTACGGTCCACCCACGCTTGTGATTTTGAATACATTGTCTTTATTTTGATTCATGTACTGATAGAATCCATTTCGGTAATCGCCATCGGTTACTATTCCGCCAGTCCACTCACCCTCCCAGAAGAACGATTCATCTGAGAATGTGATAGTGTCTTCCAGAGCGTTGTTAATCTGTCTTTTCCACTCTTTAGGCGGTACATATGGGAGAATCTTGCCATTCCTGTCAGCAATGGTTATATCGCCGTTCTGGACAGTATAATGGATGTGTAACTGTGCGTTGTCTGTTGCGTCTGGCCCGTACTTTTTAAGGATTGCTCCTTTGTCGGTAACGAGGTCGACGCCAGATAAAACATGAGGATACCAGTACGCATCTCCAGTCGTTTTGCTTTCGTAATAATTAAAAATCGTCACTGTTTTTTCGTACATGATGCCCTCCTTTTTACAGTTTTAAATATTTGTATCTGTTCTTCTTTGCGTATTTAATGGCTTCTTCTACGCTGTCAAAGCGTTGTCTAACATCCTCTTTCTTAGCAATTCCTTTGGCATGATAATTACCATCATCATCCCAGTTCGATATTACATTTCTTGTTCCAGTCATATAATAGGAATATCCCTGTTTGTTTGGCTCGGCTTGCTTATGTATGACAACGTTTCCTCTTCCGAAACCGCTTGCTCCTCCTCTACCACCCATTACATTTCACCTCGTTAAATTTGTCAGAAAATGCCTTAATTCTAACAATATTACCCTTGCACTTTTCCGGTACTTTTCCGTAGAAAATAATACTTTCTGGATGCAAGCGTTCAATCATAGCATTATAACCAGATAAGAATAGGCGCTCTTTGCTTAAACTGTTCATGCATCCAACCGAACTTACCGCAACCGTTCCGCCCTCTGGTTCACCGTCAAAACACCATTCGTAAGAATCTGGCGTACTCCATGAGATTGTCGGAATCACACGGCAACCGTACTCTTGGAGATATGCACCTATCCAGTGTTTGCGGTAATGGTTGTATATCTGGATAGCTTTAGGGAAATCGGTGTAGGTGCTGAAATCCGGTGTCAGAACGTACAGGAATTTGCTCAACTTGTCCACGTATCTGTCTGGATTTCTCCACAGCGCATCAAATTGGTAATCATCTAAGAAGAAATGAACAGCTTTCTCTTCCGGATTACTACATTTACCTCTTGCGTAATTGAAACCAATAAATTCGCAGCTCCCTTCGAATACTTCCGGGTATATCTGCGGTGTGCCGTATTCTCCAACGCCGGGAAAGATACGGCGGTTTAGATTTTCGTAAGCTATACTCGTCTCTCGGTTTGCCATAGATTACTTCTTTCCACTTCCAAAGAACCACGAATCAAAGTTTTTCATTCTGCGCTTTCTGGCTCTGTCATAAGTGGTGGTAGTACGGCTTGTATCGTGCAAAGCACTTGTATCGCCTTTTTCAGAAGCCTTTGAAAATTTGTGCATTTCATCTCTCATGGCCACGCTGGCATTAACTAATTTTCGATGTTCTATAGCAAGCCTTTGATTTTTAAATAACGCCTCTGCACTTTCAAGTTTTGCGATTTTCCTTTTACTCTCACTCAATCTGTCATTTATATAATTCATTGTCTTTACTGCTTCACTTTTTGTCTTAATTGACTTAAAGTAGCTAGTGTTTTCCGAATTAATGATCTTCTCAAGTTTACTGTCTTTTTTAACAGTTCCGCTTCCTCTGAGTGCGTCACTTTTCTTTGCAGAGTTGAAATATACTTTTGACATTAACTTAGAAACTGGCTTCTCGTTGTTTAATCCACTGCTTCCACCACGTCCACCCATAAAATCACTCTTTCATAATACTTTGCTTAATAACCTGATTCACACCAGTAGCTGACAATCCATTAAACATACCGACTGCAACTGCTGTGATATAATCTGTTGCTGGGAAATCTGGGATAACTCCCATCCCGACTGCTCCGAGAACACCACCAATAATCGCCATGATTACCGGAATCCATTCATCGGAGATTCTTTTTGATGCTTTACAGCCCATTCCTACAATGTAGCAAATCATAACGATTGCTACGCATGAGCCTAATGTTGAAATATCCATTCTTTTCACCTCACATCTGGAATACCAAACTGTTTGTATGTACCTGTAAATGAAAACTGTTTTCCACATTTACAGCAAGTTTCCGTAATGGTACAAGTCTTTTCTTTGTCATTACATTTTGATTCAGCAGGACTTTTAAATCTGTGTCCGCCAGTTAAAAAGCACATTACTGTATTCATTTCGTTTACATCCCCGCATAAAGAACTGGTATTCCATCATCCGTCCTTACTCCCATCAGAAGCGGTAAAGCCGTCTTAAGAAGTAAGTCGTTCGTTTTCTGTACGTCCCCAGCGGCGGCATACACCGCACTCCATTCCTTTGCACTCGCTCCGATCTGCTGAGGCGTGGCGTAAGAAATGGATTCACTGCCAGATGATACAGATGTTACAATGCCTGTCGTGCTACCACCAGACCCGATTGCAGTTGACGTACCGCTCACAGCGGCATTGGTAGCATTCTTCTCAGCAAGCTCAATCTGATACATTAATTCAGCCAATGAACAGACCGCCTTTTTGATACGCTTCTGAGAGCGTTCGTTTGTTGGCAGTCCATCCACCAGTCTGTCAAATGTCATTGTGTCCACGAAATCACTGGCTCTTTCCGCCAGTCGTGGGAAGTCGGCTTCTGGCGCAACTGAACCGAAATATGAAGTTGTGTAAAATTCATAATCTGCATAAGCCATGCCAGTTACCTCCTGCATTTATGATTTCGCTGTTACGCTTGCACTTCCGGCGTTCAGTGCTTTGTATGTTCCGTCGCACTCAACCACTGTGATCTTCTGTCCGGTTGCCGCCTTAATATCAGCTTTTCCGTCCCAAGTAGTCCAGTTTCTGAGATTCTGTCCATATCCGACAGTTACTGCTTCTGCTGCAACTTTGTATTTATACACATTGCCGGCATTTTCCTTAGCCGGATTTACAGTGATTTTTGTATCTCCGGTCGCTGAACCTGCTACAGAATTTACTGTCAGAGTACCGAGTGTAGGTGTCTCGTCAATGGTAATTACTGCGATTGCGTCAATGTACTCTGCGAAAAGAGTAAGACCCATGACCGCAAACGCTTCGGATACTGCTGTGTGGTAGTTGCCCTGAGTATGGAATCCGATCAGATTTGTCTCGCCAGACACAGTGTATACAAGACCTGCTCTTGCGAAGTCAGATTCGTTCGGGTCAACATAGTAAAGTACGATGTTCTCAACAGGAGTAGCGATAACCTGTCCTCTCGGGATTTCGCTGTCGGATAACAGGAAGATTGTATTGAATCCCATAAAGTCCTTCATATACTGGAATCCGAACTGGTTCTGAATAGTAATCTCGGCCGCTCCGAGATATTCATATACGTCCAGAATGTTCACAAATCCAACAACACCAGTCACATTTCTGTGCATCTGTTTGAATTTGTTTTCAACACGACCTTTAGCCATTGCCAGAGCCATCTGGAATGTTGTTTCTGTGGAAGTAAGCGTACCGGTTTTCAGATAATCATAGAATCTGCCGGTAACGTCAGTCTGAAGTTGGAAAAGAAATTCATCATCAGTCATCTGAACAGCGTTCTCGTAACCGTGATCCTTGATTGCTTCGATAGATACAGCCTTTGCGTACTTCTCGATAGTCATTTCCGCATAGTTCTTTTCTTTTACAGTGAATTTGCTGTAAGGGATTTCCTCGCCCTCACCAACATTTCCGCTCTGCAAAGTACCCTCTGCGTACTTAGATTTCAGTACAGCACCCGGCTGTTTTTTGATAGGTCTCATGATGCCCAGAATATCACGTAAGTGCTGCCAGTTTCTTTCGAATCTGGTAACAAAGTCAATCTCACGTGCCTTTACCTGAATATCATTAGTCATAATAAGATTAGCTTTTGCTGCCATATAAAAAAATCCTTTCTACCCATAATTGTTAAGGTATTGGGTTAGCGGCTATACTCTGATGTATAGTCGGTGTAAAAAAATCACTGGAATAACTGGATATTCTGAGCAATTGCAGCCTGTCTCTCGGACGGGTCTTTGATTGCTTCGATATCTTTCTTTGTCATGTTTCCCGGTGTCTGCTGCTGTCCAACATGTGTTGTAAATCTCGCCTGATTCTGCTGAGCCTGCTGCTGAGATTCATCCACAAAAGCGGATGCGTCAGACTGCTTCATCTGCTCGATCAGATCGTTCAGTCCAAGGATTTTACCGTCTTTCAGTTTTAATCCAGCTTCTTTGATGTCTGCCATGACTGATTTCTTTGCAGCCTCACTGGAAAATTTAACATCATCGAGTGCTGTTTTAAGTGCATCTGAGAAATCACGGTCATAGATTTTTGCGTTGAATTCTTTCTCTGCATCTGCCGCTTTCTGTTTCCAAGTCTCTAACTCGGTTTTAACATTTGCCGGGTCGATACCGTCAAAACCTTTCAGGGTCTCTTCTGCTGCTTCAGCACGTTCTTTCCAGTCATCACGTTCACCCTCGACTTTCGACAGGGTTTTTGCTACTTCCTTAGCATTTTTGTAATGCTCAGAGAGTGCTTTCTTCACATCTGCCTGTTTATCTTCCGGGATTTCGATTCCAAATGATTTTAATGTGTCAATAAGTTTCTGCATAACATCCTCCTGGTCGTGTTTATTGACCTGCCGCCGCAGGTAAATGGATTAAGCCAGTTAGACCACTGGCAGGGTAATGGAATGAGAGGACTTGAACCTCTGACGTCAAGAATTCAGCATCTCCGCTCTTCCTACTGAGCTACATTCCACATAACCCGGATTCCCGGGTTAGCAAGGTATTTAACGTGTTATGCCTACCACGAGTTGTTTCGGATATTTATTTCTTTTTTAAAAGAAAAGTATGAATAACAAAAACCTTAATCAAGGAGGTGAGCCATCTTGCGTGCCAGATGACAAATACGCACGGCAGGACTCGAACCTGCTTAACTTTCCGTTAAAGCGTGCGCACCAGCTACAAAAATTAAAGAAAGGAGGATTAAAACGAAAATGTCAAAACAACCGTTTTACTTGTGCTTCCTGCTGCACAATTACATTATAACAGATTTCTTTTAACTACCTCTCTACCACTTTTTGCGTTTTTAGAGCATATCGCGAAGTTTTTCCACGTATCTCTTGACAAGATCACGTTCTTCCCGGCACTCTGCGTCCTTGGACATATCGCTCATTTCTGTTGTAAGTTCGTCCAGATGTTCTTCCAGAGCGGCAAGCATCTTCCTCTTGCAGTCTTCAGACTTGCCGGAACGATAGCTTTGCTTCTGCGTCATGTAGTCATCGTAAGCATCTCGCCCATCAGAGCGACTGTAATGCCCTCTGACATAATGTTCACCACGTCTGGCATAAGAATTGCCCCTGTCGTAATCCGGCATCATTCTGCCGTCGTTTGCGCTGTATCTCCCCATACTGTCACGTTTTCTTCCACGTTCGCTGTAATCGTCATTGTATCCGCCACGCATCTCATCAAGGACAGCGTTGTAATACTCCGCTTTCTTATCCCAGTACTGTGTATTCTTGATATCTTTGTACATATCAATCAGTTTGTATGTCATTTCCAGATTTCCGGTGGTCAGTCCATTATCAGCGATTTTGGAAAGTTCATCTTCGATTCTTGCGCATAAGTCTTTAATATCTCTCATAATCACACCTCCTACGCTTCTCTGGTCACAACAATGTTTGCATTTGCAACAGAAACAGCCTGATTGCTTGTATTCTCTACTGCGATGTTAACGCAACATCCACGAGGTACATCAATATAAATGCCAGAGGACACATTATTATACTGGTCTACTGCTGCCGGTGTGGAAATCATCTGTGAAGAAAGAACCGGCTCACCAGAGATTGCAATAGCCAGAGAAATAGCTCCGACAGTACCGCCTGTTGGAATTGCGATATTGCCAGAAAAATCCACGAAGAATCTCGCTTTGCACTGATTAGTCAGTCCTCTCAGCGTAATAATTCCACTTCCCTCTCTGTGCTGAATACAGTTAGAACCTTTAACTGCTGTGCTTGAAAATACTACGTTTCCATTTGCTGCTACAGTCTGAGCAGCTACATTTGTAAATTCTGCCATAAAAATACTCCTTTCATATCACAAAAGGACAGGTCTCAGCCTGCCCTCTGTGTAATACGGCATAAGCCGACATCCGAATCAATCGAAAGATACTCTCGATATGAAGTTATCAGCAATTACATCCAGTGTTGCATCCGCATCCGTAAAATGTGTTCGGATTAGGAACCTGATATGCCGGAATCGGTGCCGGATTAATCGCATTAATGAGCTGCTGTGTCTGTGAAGCCATTGCGGTTGTGAGAAGTGCGCTCTGGCGGTCCTGAGAAGCAGCACGTCTGAGGTCGTTATTTTCAGCCTGCAGGTTAGAAATCTTTTCATTGCAAAGATAGTCGAGAATGGCTCTTGTCCCAGCGTTCTGGCTGTCAATGATATCTCTTGTGTTGCTGTTCATGGTGTTCTGTAATGCACAGGTGTTCTGCGCCATATTGTAGTTTACGCCCTGAATTGCTTCTCTGGTTTCGCAGCAACAGTTCGCAAGCTGTGCCTGGAGTGCATTGGTATTCTGCATATTTGCTACAGTGTCAGCGTTAATAGCCTGCTGAATGCCGAAACCAGTCTGCATGATGTTTGTGTTGATTCCGTTGAATCCGGTAAGCATACCATTATTCATGGCATAGAAGCCATCGCACAGGCCGCTATTGATTCCGTCAAGCTTGCTGATCACTGCAGAATTGTCGAATCCTCTCTGAATATCCGCCTGAGTAGCTGCCGTGGCTGCATATCCGCCGCCGTTTCCATTATTTCCCCAGCCGTTGTTTCCCCATCCGAAGAAAGCAAAAATGAATAAAACAATAATCCACCAGCTACCATCTCCACCAAACATGCCGTCATTATTTCTACCATTTCCAGTAGCAGCGGCAATATCTGCTAAGCTATAATTTCCATCCATAATATAATCTCCTTTATTGTATTTACATCAATCTGGCCAGATTGTAATGTACTATTTCATTCCTTTCAACATGTGTTGAAACTGCCCTGCCATCTGTTGGACCTGATTAAGTTGCTGCTGAGAAATCTTCCCAGACTGTAACATTTTCTCAACTTCTGCTTTCGGATCTCCCTTAAAATTCTGTTTGAACTGCATGAACTGCTGTATCATCTGCATTGGTCCATTTCCCTGCGGCATCCCGCCACCGAGGGCGTTAAATAATGGATTACTCATCTGCGTTTCCTCCCTTGACTGCTGATTCCTGTACGGTATTAGCCCTAACAGGTTCAGAAAATGAATTTAATCGGTTTATAATAGCTTCGTATTTGCCTTTCAAATCATCGTATTCCTGTCGAGTAACATATTTACTGTCCATGTTCTGAACAGGCTGTTTAGGCGGCATCTGAGAGCCCACCTCGTGGTATTCAAATGTCCGCAGTGGCTGTGGCATACCGGATACATCTGTGGATTTTATATAAAATTTCTCTGATTCTGAATCCATTAGCAAAACACTTGTCCCAGGTGCTACCAGATAGGATTTTGCGCCGACTTCGCCGGATACCCACAGGATACCGCTATTATTTTGCTGTGGTTGCTGTACTGATTGAGCCGGCATCTGGACAGGCTGTTGCTGAAACTGGTTCATCTGCCCAGGAACGCCAAAACTATATTGATAAGGATTGTTATATAATGCCATCTTATACACCGCCTTTCTGATTATATTTTTACATAAAAAAAGAACCGGAAACAGGTCGTTTCTGGCTCTAATTAGTATCCAAAAAGTATCAGCACACTTTAATTATTTTATTGTTCACCCTCCGGCTTAATCGTTTCGCCGTGGATATACTCACGTTCATCTGCTCAGCGCAGTATTCGAGTGTATATTCCTTACACCTCAACCGGAACAATCTTTCTTCGTCCGGTGTGAAATTACACTCTATCAAGAACCTGTCTATATCTTTCTTTGTGAACACATATAATTTCATGAGCATACCCCTTATTAATGCTAACGTTGATTCTGCGCAAGATAATTTGTAAGCTTCTGTTTTGTTTTTTTTAATTCTTCTACATTATTCCCACTAATCTGACTATCCAGCATGGTCGACAACACTTCCAGAATTAATGAATCTCGTTCTGCGATTCTCCGAAGACTTTCATAATCTCGTCTATCATGTTCTTCCAGCGTCTCTACTCGCTTATTAAGTCGGAATGCCGGGGTAATCCATTTAAAGATTACGGCTGCCGCCCCTCCGACAATAGACACCCCTCCGCAGATAGAAAGGAAAATCTGTACAAATTCTGATATGCTCATTTAGCTACTCCTTTTCCCAGTAATATACCGGGACTTCATTTCCGGAATCCCATGTATCGTAATATTTTCCATCCCGTACTGTCACCACATGACCATCTATGCAGAGAATGTACGTGCCTGTCGGATGGTCTGTGCAAAAATCATTGACTGTATAGATATATCGTTCTGATTGTTCAATCAGTTTGCGTCTGTACCCACGTTTATAGAGGTACGCTCCCCAGACATAATTTGCGCTTGGCATATCTGACAGAGCGCACGCCTGTATCATTAATCCGGCAAATACCGTTTCCCAGTCAAGACCAGTTGCTTTGCATATTGCTCGGACAACGCAATCTCCGACTCGATTACCGGCAGGATTCGGATTGTAATATTCCCATCTATCCATCAGTCAATCCCCTTTGCTGTTTTATATCTCTTCGCCGCTCCTCTGGCTTTTGCGGCATTCTGGCGGTTCCACTTCGCTATCATGAGCCGGTCTTGCAGTTCCCTCAGGTCGTTCTGCTTGCAGTAAGCCTTGTATGCAGCATTTTGTTTCTGCAAAAGATAAGACTTCCGGTCGAGGTCTTGTTGTAATGCGAATTTCGCCTTTTCGTTCGGTGCATTGTCAACTCCTGCTTGCAGTCCAAGAACCTCTCTTTTTGTTTTGCGGATTCTGCGTTCGTAAGTACGTTGTTTTTGCTCTTTTTCGTATTGTTCGCCTTTGTTGGCTTTATCCTGTGCCGATAGTTCTGCGTAGGGATTCGGCATTCCTTCCGCCCAAACTGAAAAATGATGTCTGCAATTTACTCCACATATTCCATCAGCTTCGCCATAATGACAGTTTTCAATAAAATCTGGATAGTGGCTTGCTTTTCGCTCCAGCATTCTACGATATTCTGGTGTATCTCGTTCCTGAAAGAACTCCGGCTTGATTTCTTTTAATTTTTTCCAGTCTATGGAAAATACCTGCCCTTGCCATACTTCATGACTTGGGCGACTTCCTATGTGCGCCGATGTCAATACTAAACCGTATCCCATTTCTTTCATTCTTGCTAACTGAATATCAGCACACGCCTGTGCGACTCCGGTTCTGACAGAACGTGCTACTGCTGTTTCGATCGTGTCTTTTCTGCCAGATGGATATATGACAGTAACGCCATTACTCACAACGTTATTAACTGCCTCTTTGATGGCTTGCGTATATCCAACTGCCCCAGTCATTACATGATTATAGGCAAGGTCGCATTGCTCAATATAGAGCCTCTGAGCGGCACTTGCAGTTGTTCGTGTAAAGTTCTTCCACTCGCCCATAGTCGCAAGCATATTCCGCTCCATGAGTCTTATCATAGCTGGTGACTGTTCGAGTGGTGCAGGGCTAAGTCCTGCCTCCTTGTATACCTTGTCATCGTAGTTCATCGCAGTAATTCCAGCATCCTCAAACGCCTCAAGGAGTTCCTGCTGTTCACGTTTGGTGTATCTGGATAATTCTGCCAGAATGTCCTCTAGCAGCTCACCAGATTCCTGTAGTGTTCTGATTCTCCACGCATCGGCATTGGTCAGAATATAGTCCTCACCTCTGCCAATTCTTGTCATCATTCGAGATACAATCTCAGAGATGATGTACTGATGCAGTTCTTCTGCTATCTGTTCACTACCCTCTGTAATTTGCCGTAAATATTCTGGGCTTAACATAACTATTCATCTCCAAACAATTTTGGCTCGTCTGGCTGAGCTTCTTTGACCATTGCTTTCGCTTCGGATTCTGTCATATTTTCGAATTTGACATAATACATCCAAGGAGGACAGTCACCCTGTAAGCGATACTTCCACCAATTGTCTCGGTCTCTCTCATAAGAATATGCCATTTCGCCAAAGTTGCACTGAACTTTATATGCACCGACTGGGGCCAATCCATATAAATCTGCATATACGCTCAACGCATATACTACTTGTTTTATGCTTTTGTCTAATTGGTCTCTTACGTCCTTGATAAATTGTACAGACCTCTGTTGCCCTGCTTCTACCTCTGTGGCTGTTTGTATTCCGCTTTTTTCATTAAATACAAAATATCCATTAGAGAATCCGACCTTATATCCAATCTGTCCAAGGAGGGCATTTATGCCGCTTATACGGGTATCTGTGTTGAGTATCGGATTTATTTCCTGATAGAACTCTTTCTCATCCTGTCCGAATACGTTCTTGACAAAGTGCGGTAAGTTCATCTCATTACGTCTGTTCTCCATGCCCTGTGGCGACATGGCTGCTACAGGTGTACCGCTTGGCATCAGTAGCCTATCATCTGCCAAGACAATCTTCTGCGAATCAAAAATCTCTCCGGCGTTCCTGCTGTATGCAATATCGAGGTCTTTTAACTCTTCGATAGCTTCGGCAAATATCGGAAGTCCCAGTGGTGCGTTAATATCCACGTTATTCGCCTGTGGTGTCCGTAGAACTCCGTACAGAGGTCCGTCCAACTTCTCCCCGTTCGCCTTAAGAATCGGCGGCGTATCTGCCATTAGGTCAGCCCATTTGGTCTGTTTAAGGTCAATCTTGTCTCCGATGCTTTGAGGAGATTTTGATACATAGGCTCTGTTAGAAACATAATACGGATAGGTTGTCGCTCCATCCACAGTGGTCTCAACAAACCTGTGATATTCGAGCCTTGTATAGTATTTCCGTCCAACAGTATACGAATCCTTAAATATAATCCCTTTGATTTCCTGATTATCGTAGTCCACAATAATCACATCTGCCGGAGTAAATACGTCAAGGCTCTCGCCGTTCGGTTTGATGAGTACTGTTCCGTAAGCACATCCATATTCCACCCAGTGCCGAATCTGGAAGTATACCTTGTCAATCTGCTCCTGTAACCATGTTGCCCTTGCGGAACCATCTATCTGAATGCCAATCGCCAGTGTTGCGAGCCGTGCTGTTTCTGAGCAGACGGATTTTGCAAAATTAATCGTCTTGATGTTATTCTTATCATCTAGCCATTCCGGCGCACCCCTGTAAATGTTTGCACACCGGTTAATCAGCGCTTCCATCTCTGGGAATTCTGCCGCCTGGATATTAAAGTCCTCTTCGGCTTGTTTTTTGAAAATCATGTTAAACCACCTTTTTAGCGTTGTTATAAGTCCCATTTAGTCACCATTTTTCTTTTAGCTGATTTATTGGTGTTCCGGCAACTCCGGCACTCTCTCCGCTATCTGTTGCTTTGAAAAATGCATTCGGAATCTGTGGATACATAAATTCAAACATGAGATAATTTGCTGCATCGCAAAGATATTCTGTGTTTCCAGTTTCTTTATATTTTTTAATGCACATATCATGTGATTCAAGTGCATCTACTAATTTCATTCCAAAGTTGTCTGCTGCTGTGCCATATTTATAAAAGCTGACTTCTACTCGATTCTGGCGTAATTTGTCAAATCTGTCCGAATACTCTTTCGGTAGTTCTATTCCTATTTTACTCATTATGCACTGTACCCCCTCCTGTTAAACAATGGTTCATAAGCATATCTAAGCGCCGAGATTGCATGATCATTTCCATCAGGATAGCCACTTATTACATTTCCCTCTTTGTCCCTGTCATACTCATATTCTGTGATTTCCTTGTATGCGTTCGGCGTTCGCTTGGGGTCAATAACTATGGTCTTTGTCTGTAAAAATTTAAAACCATACTCGATACTCCCCGGGCCTTTGATTGCTCCTCTTGCAGGGAGTCCGACATCCCGGAAGTCGTTCACAGACTTAGGTTCCGCAGAATCACATATCATCGTATAATCGTCATAGCCTTTTTTCTTGATCCAATCAGCAGTCTTGGAGTTGCTCCATTTATTTACATACAATTCGTCAATCAGATATATTTTCTCTCTGGCAGAATCATAATAAGTTCGGAGATAGCAGAAGGCATCCGGGTACCATCCATAATCTACGCCAGCGAAAATACGATCCATGCGACTGATCTCTTCATCTGTAATATCTCTGATTTCCAGATATTCAAATACGTTTCCACCGTCACCATTTGGAACACCCAGGTATTCATGCTCATAGGCTTCTGGATTGATTTCTTTCAGATGCGCTGCATCGTCAATAAACTTCTGTCCGAGCCACTCCGCCGGAGCTTCCAGATAACTCGAATGATGGATAACTCTTTTCGGGTTAGGCGTGAGCTTGATCCTGTTTACCCAGTTTGATTTTGATTTTGGTGGGTTATATGATGAAAAATCATAGGATTCATCGCCACCACGAAGCACTGACTGATTAACAGAACGCTCCTGAGCGTCTCCCTTCATTTGATCTTTTTCCTCTTTCCAGAGGATTCCAATGTATCCAAACTCTGGCTTAATAGATTTCAGTTTGGTTTCATCGTCCAGACCGCGGAAGTATATTGTCTGTCCAGTCTTAATATACTTGATTTCAAGTGGTGACACCTTGCATTCAAATTCTTCCGTCAATCCAAGTTCGTTGATAGCCCATTTCATGTTAGCGTATACAGAATCTTTCAGAGTACCGGCCACCTGTCTTGTAATGCAGGCGTGCATCTGAGGATTATTCTTGATAAGTTCAACAATCTTAAAGGCCACAAATGAAGATTTCAGACCACCTCGACCGCCCTCAAATACATATTCAATATTAGGCTTAATCTGTCGGTTAATATCCACGAATGCCTTGCCAAGTACTCTGGCAGGAAGTTCATATTTTTCATCATCGTCTTTTGAAGCTGCTGTTAGCTGCTCCCATTTTTCGATAGCCTGTATATTTCCATCTGCCGCTTTTTTATACAGAGAAGTTGCTACGACTGCCATGTTATTTGCGTCTTCGTCAGCAATCCCCATTTTTGCAAGTTTCTTTTTTGCAGTACTTGATGCAGGACTTTCGGCTATAATTTTTACATAATCAGAAAGGGCTTTTTTTTGTCGCCTAGAATATCCAGATGCAATACCGCCTTTTTGTCCGTTTCTCACGGCTTCCTCACGGCTTTGATTGCTTGTAAATGGTTTTAAATTTTCCTCGTTTGCCATCCTATCAACATCCAATCATATCCTTTCTGAATTAAAACACCCTAGCATAGTTATAGTTATATATACTATAATACCACACTAGGGGTTATGTACCTCTACACCACTTTTAGTTTTTTATCAATTTTATAATCTTCCGGTCAATTTTGCCAAGTGATAATATTCTGCCATGATCCTGCGCTTGTATCCGTAGAAATCATTTTCGGATACTGGAATATCCCGGAATCGTTCCATTGTCCGGTATCCTATGCAGTTCACTATGCTGTCGTATATCTGCGTTTCTATGCCTGGCGCATATTTGATTGACACTTGCAGAAGATTGTACTTGTCATTCTCGTCAAGGTGTCTGAAATGACTTTGAAGCGCCGGTATATCATCCGGCGGCACTCCATAGTCGGTTAGTGTAGCTTTTCTAAGATTCATTTAATCATCTCCTCCAACTTCTTCTCTATCGGATTAATAATCTCTTCCAATACCTGATGTTCATAATTTTCTTTCCAGAATTTTTCTCCTTTCCAAAATGGAGTTTTTCTAATCTCATCCATTAAATTAATACACGCCATTGCTTCCAGCATTCCCCAACATCCATCACAGGCTCTTTCATTACACCAATTTGTGAATTCTTTAAATTTCATTTTTTGAGTTCCTCCAACTTCTTTTCAGCTTCTTCACGGGTGAGAAATAATGATTCACCAAAATCACATTCTCTAAAGTATGCCACAATAAAACTATTCGTTACTTTTGCGTAAATTCTGAATTGTTCTCCAGACGCATAATAAGATACGCTTGATAAAAAAGATTCATATACTTCATATTCCGCATCTCCATCATATTCATCATAACCAAACACATTAATTGGCGATGTTACCACCCAAACCGTGTCTCCAACCTTACACGGTAATCTCACAAGCAAGCCCTGTTCTTCTAAGTCTTCGTATTCGGCAAGCGCATCCATTACATCATATTCTCTTTCTCCCTCGAAACAAACATTCGGAAAATCACTTCCGTCATGTATTGCAATAGCTTTTTCGCCATCACTAGTAAATCTTTCAGTCCATCTATCCATTTACTTCACCTCTTTCAGTTTCTCGACTGCCAGCTTCAATGACTCTACAAATTCATCATTCAACGCTGTACGATCTGGATCCTCGATAAATTTTTCAATATCTTCAATTGCTTTCTCTTTAGGCGTAAGAACTGTCGCTTTTCCTGCTTTCGCAATTTCAAGAAGTTCATCAATGTCATCTTTCCAGTTGCAGACATTACACAAACTACAGTTACACTTAGTGTTCGTGAAGTACAATACGCATTCTGAACAATCTCCGTTGCAATTGCTTATATCTGCAATACGATTAGCAAACTCTCTTGCCGTCATTTCTTTTGTCCCGAGGAGTTCTGAAGCTTCGTAGAAAGCATCATACTCTACTCCGATACGTACGCTGTGCACCACATCTTTGTTATTACAAAATTTTAAAATATCTGGAAAATGTTGTCCTGGTAATGGTTTACAATTGCCTTTCGAATACCAATGAAATTCCTGCTTCTCAGCTTCTTTGAGAAGCATTTCATTTTCTTCTTCTGTCTTAACCAAGATATATGTATTTCTTAAATCAATCATCTGTGTTTCCTCCTTTAATTTTGCTAATACAAGTGTTCCAACCTCGAATCCATGCAAGACTAAGTTTACTTCTCCAATATTCCTCTTTTTTCTCCTCCGGCAATGGCTTCAATGGACACCATCCGGAGATTGCATCATTGTTTGGAACTCTTCTGTCACCCATCGCTCTGCACCAAAATCCGCTTATAAATTTACATTTTCCGCAATTCTCTGGTGTGTCAATCACTAATACTGATTTTCTCATTTGATTCCTCCTGTAATAACTCTGGATTGTCGAAAATGTTTCCAACTTGCATAGTGCCTACCATGTTAATCCAAAACCCTAAATCTTTTCTAAGGCATTTGTCATCCGACCAATCTACATAGAATCCGACATGTTCTGTTTTCTGAGAATCAAAACAATTTTGATAGCATCCATATTTGATTGGAGCACAGATTTCTCCGAAATGATATTTGATAATATCATTCTCCCAGATTCTTTTACCGTTCTTGTCGTAAAGTCCCGTGAACTGGCAGATGGTTTCTGAAGCAACCAATTCCATTCTGCCTGTTATCAAAAAGTTGATTGGCAATATACTTGCTTTTTTATACGGCGGAACAATATAACAATATCCGCTGTCAATATCTAAATCTATGAGACTTCCCTCAATCCATTCACCATTATCAATCCGCTTTGCCTTGAAAAGAATTTCTCTCATTCAACTCCACCACCTTTTACAATTTCGATTGCTAAAGCTATCGTCTGTTCTTTTTCAATGTATTTCAGCCTTTGCGTGCTGTCATTAGTTCCCAAACATAGTTTAAATGCTCTCTTCTTTTCTTCTTCTAACCGCTCCACAACCTTATCTACATCAAAAACTGTCGGCTGTTCGTCAATCTTTTCAAGAATCTCTAAATCATCAGAATATGCACAATGTATTACATGTTTCAACTTATCTGCATCTATCAGTCTACTCATCTGATTCCTCCCTGTGCTTACATTTTAGGTCCTCTAAAAATTACTATCATTGACGGAAACGGTGCGCTATTCTTACTGTCTCCGAATTTTAACCTTCCTCTTAAAAATCTAATCTCAGATCTGTGATATACAAAATCTTGAAACCACTTCGTGTCTGTCCTTGCCGGAACTAGTAAAACAACGAGCGTATTCTCTTTATGTCCTTCCTGATAGCTTTTTTCAACCCATTGATATATTTCTCTTCCGTAGGGTGGGTTGCAAAATACTCGCATTCCTCCCCAATCCTGTATAAGACCATTTTCATTTTTAGTAAAAAATTTCTCGCATTTATGGTTTTTTGCGTCCGCACATGGGTCTAGTGTGAAATCAAACTCTTTGTTTAATTCATCGAAAATATATTTAGGTGTAGCCCATTGATCGGAATTGCTGCTAAACAAACTTTTTTCCATTTTGCCCTCTTATTCCTCCCCACACTCCCAACAACCGCATTCTCTCATACAGTACAGCGACGGTCTTGCGTCTGTATCCGTAGAAGTCTTTCGGATTCATCGGGATATATCTTTCTTTGCTGATTTTCCTGTAACTTTTCCGGTGTAGGATATTCTCGATAACCATATCCGCTATCACCGTGTTCTTCGGGCAAGCTGACAAGGCAGCACTGGAAAGCAGGTATCCGTACTTTGCTGGAAAGTCTTTTAGTATCGTATTTAATTTTTCAATGTCCTCTGCCGGAATACCGTAGTCTTTCAGCTTTTTATTCCTTGTCAGCATACCGTTCTCCTTTCTAATCGTCTGGGTGGTGCTTATCGTACATGATCGCCACACATGCAAGACCAACCATTCCAAATATGGTTCCAATGGTGAATCCTAATAAGAATGTAATCATGCTTCCACCTCCTCATAGGTTTCCTTGAATATATCTGGCTTACACGGATAAAATTCACCGTGTACACCGCGGATGATATAATCACCAATATTCGCCAGATGTTCGCCCTCTAGTGTCTTAATAACCAATCCACCCAGAACCTTCCAATGGTCAATATAGAAATTCTTACCTTCTGCCGACATGTACTGGTCTGTACACTGATAGTCCGTCAGAAAATCGAACATTTCTCGATGATTTGTACCAGTCCACTGTACTGCATCAATTACGACCGGCTTCTTTCTGTATTTCATTCTTCCACCTCCGAATCTTCTGGCATCTGAAAGATAGCAAATCCATCTGTTTTTTCTTTAAATTCGTGAAGATAACTTACACTGAAATTCAACATGATTTGATATTCACTATAAGCTTCCTGAATCATATCCAGTACTTTCATGGCTTTTGCTTTATCCGAATATTCTCCTAGCAGATAACTACATCCGGTTATGTATGATGTTATAATTGTTTTTATAGGTCCTTCCGCAATTTCAGTGCCTGCCATAGAATTGAGATCAATCAATACTTCTCTATTCTGACTTCTGATTAACATTTTGCGTCCTCCTTGTCTTTCTCACAGAATCCCCTGTGTTCATGCACTGAACACTTAATTACAGCATTACTGTATTTCATGTATGCGAGTTTTTCTCCTGTCAATTCGCATTTGTGTTTTCTTGCATTCAGATACTTACAAGTTCCGTCACAGTAGCTCATTTTTTGTCCTCCTCTTATCTGTCAAATTCAATATTGTTGTCTGAATAGAATTTGTAAGCATCCTCTCTGATTTTCTTAACTTTACTCATGATAATTTCTTTCGCTTTACTGACAGCTTCGTCAAAATCTTCTGTTTCAAGATCGTAGTTGTCAATGTTCAGTGTGCTGCTACTAAGAAACAGCGAATCTCCACAACCAACATATTTGTGAATAACGATTCCCAGAGAATTGCTTTTTAAAGAGAAAATACTTCCGGTTTTAAGTTCTTTGTTGTATTTTGCATTACTTTTGAATTTCATTTTGCGTCCTCCTTGTTTACTCTTTTATTCCATATTTCAACAGCTTCCTTCCAATCCCATGTGTCTGTGCAAAATGTTAATCCGCATTCACAGTGAATGGCTATTGGATTTCCCCCGCTGTCAGGATCGTAAAAAGACGGTGCCCAGTCTCTGTCTGGAATGTATACATTTTTCTCTGTATCTATCTCTTTTCCGCAAAACGGACAAGGTTTTAATTTTCCCATTTCCATCCTCACTTTCCCCATGTAAGCAACTGGCACGCTATTGTGCAGTCCTCCATGATTTCTGTATTTATTTATGTATCAATTCACCATTCTAATTTTGATACAACCTCGGTTTACCGAGGATTCGTTATTCATTTCTGTAACTGTCTAAAATTTCCATTATTTTTTCTGCGTAATCCGCCATTTCGAGAATGTCTTCATCTCTAAGATGTCTCAGTCCAGGTACGTTCCTGAACTGGTCAAGTTTATATATTGCATTTTTTATCTTCACGAACTTCTCTGCCAACTCTGTTTCTTTCTTGGCGTTATTGTCATATTCGTAGAATATTTCGTATTTATCATGTTCTCCGAACTGGTCTGTCTCGATTTTGGTTCTCTTTGTGGTGATTTTTACAATCGTCGCCGGATAAATACGTCTGTGTCGGAAGCTGGTTCCCCACCCACATCTTACTTCCCTGGCAATTCCAACGGTATCTCCTACCTTTAAATCGTCTCTGCTGATTTCTTTTAACATAATTTTCATTTCTCATCCTCACTTTCATTTAGCCAAATGCTACCTGTCCGTTATTCTGCATGACTTTTCATTTCTCCTGAAAAGCTTAATTCAATTCCCAGTTCTTCCTTGATAGCCTGCACATAATCAATCCATTCAGCCAAGCCCTGGTCGATATAGTCCGAAGCTTTGTCCATGCCTGCCATGAACTTCTGGCATCTTTTCTGACCGAATCCAAATTCATCATGCAGGACAGCTATTGCCATGATCACGCAGCATTCAGATACAATCTGTTTGATCTTCTCAGATGCTTTGTCCAGGTCCTTTCTTGCCAGGGAAGTATGTATTCCTGTTACTCCCCTGAATCTGCATTCCTTTTCGAGGGCTTCAAGACCGCCCTCTCTGGTGATTCGTCTAGCAAGGTCAAGACCATCTTCCCTGCCGCGTTCATATTCACGCATTTTGTTCATTTCTTCACCTTTCCGAACCCGTATCCTGTCGGAGCATAGGCTCTATCAGTACTCGGGTGTGCTGTTTTAAGCAACCCATCATCAATAAGCTGGTTTAAATGTCTCCAGATGGTAGCTCTGCTTGCGTCTACTTTCTCGCAGATCTCGCTGACCGATGGTGCATATCCAAAAAGTTTAAAGTAGCTTATTACATACATGTAGATTTCTTTTCTAAGTGCCTGTCCCTGCTCGTATTTATTCTTAGTGTTGTACATTCTTTCTCACTTCCCTCTGCTTAGAATCTAATAATTTATTAAAAGCAACTAGACAATTCTTAATAAACTGTTTATCATTATCATCAGGACACATTTCCGCATACTCTCCAAGTTCTATCAGACGATCAGTAGCCTGCTTGGAATATTCGTCTGATAGTTCGGCTGAATAGAAATCTTTTATAGTTTTCCAAAATTCAGTCATAAATTTTTGAATATACGGAATATCCTTTGCTTCTACTTTTATTTTTATCATCTCCTTTGAGTATTGTATACAATATACTGTATACGCTCTATTTAATTTTATTTTATAAATATAATATATTTATATTATTTTAATACAAGTAACCTTTGTTAACCGTAAAGTAACCGTACTAAATTCTGTAAACCATTGATTTTACTGGTAGGTAACCGAGTAACCGAGTAACCCTGACTTTCTCATATATGGGAACTTTTATACTCAATATGTGCATATAAATACTCAAATATATATATACAGAATCAAAGGTTACCTAGGTTACCCGGTTACCTTTTGAACGAATTGTTTGTTAATCAAACACAATATCGTCCGTAATTTCAAAATCATCACTACAATTCACGAATCCTTTCGGAATTTCATCTACAATTTTCAAAAACACACATTTGGTGACAATTCCGTCAAGTTTTTTTGCTTTGGTCGGATAACCTCTGCTGTCAGTTTCCACAAGTCCCTTCTTAACAGCCCATGACAAAAATGCTTTTCTTGAGAATCTTCCGATTTTGCATAAATCATCAAACGCTGCGCTATAGATTATTGCAGTTGACGTTTTTTCTACCGGATTATTGTCGATAATTCCCCACCTTTCTGTTTTTATATCTGGGTTATCATCGAATTTAATTCCGTTCATGGCAATCTTATCAAGCACGAACCAGTAAGCGCGCTCATTTTCAGATACCATTTCTTTCTCTGTCAGAAGATTCTTAGCCGTCTCAATGTCAATGTACTGGCCATCATGGAACAGCTGATCTGTTGCGATTTTATCTGCTGTCAAGATAATACTCATTGATATACTCTGCTTCTGCATTTTATCATCATCCTGTATAAGGCTCTGAAAATGCTTCTGCATGGCTTTTATATCGTCAATGGGCATTTCCTTAACTACATTTACAAAATCGATTCCTGCGTACCCGTAGTTCTTTTTAAGCGTATCTGCGGTAAGCTGCGGATCATCGAATATCTTTTCAGAGCACTCAACCTCAATAATTCGGTTAATCGCTCCGCCCTGGCTGACATATCCTGCAAGCGGTCGTTCACCATTGGTCAGAATGCAGTTCTGCCAGCGATTCTCTCGGTTGACACCCAACTCCTTGTTAGAACGACTCTTTCCTTTGCCGGAACACAGGTCGTACACTATGCCCTCGAAGTTATCCCTGATCTTGGCAGATACCTTGGAAGTATCATCCAGAATTAGCGGAAGATTATTGAGCATATCGGATTTTGCTTCCAGGGCTACATCGGTTGTTTTAAAGTCTCCTATATACCTAGATTCACCTGGATTCGCCCAGACGGAAGCTCCTAACATAAGCGTCACAGTCTTACCACCCTCAGTTTCTCCCCAGAGGTCTACAAAGAACGGAAGAGCGCCGACCAGTTTAATTAGAATACTTGCAAAGCTCGCAGCAAGCATAATCTTTGGCTCAATTCTTCCGCTGGCACGAACCCTCTTTACATGTTCATACCACTCTGCTCTGCTGCCACCTACGCTGATACTTTCATACAGTTGTCGGAACCTCATGTCTCCATCGAACACAATATCCTTGTCATAGGGAAGAAAATAATCCCTGATCCACCCGATTTTACTTGATGAATATTGAATATTGATATAATCGTCATTTGCATTCTCAACGTCTGACAGATACCGTACGAGGAACTTCGCATTCTCAGAAGTCACTGAAATACCAAGCGCGGACAAACCAACAATTTTACTGGCTGATGCAACCATGGTTTTTGGTACAATAACCTCGGACCATTTATTATTTCTCTTATAGATTAGCTTTATCTGTTCTTCCCCGGTCTCCAGATTCTTCATTCGTTCGATTGGAAGAATAGGATGATAACAAGCTATAATATCCGGTGATCCTGGATTTGTGTTTGATATTCTGATTCCGTCATCATCTGCTATCCAGTTAAGACATTTCATTCTGTCATATTCACAATCGGAGAAATTAGTCCACTGGTCCAGCATAGACAACGTCCTATTGCTTTTCTCTTGCTCGATTATCTGTTTCTGAACCTTGGTGTAAGCTTTTAGTAAATCTTCAAATTTCTTTTTAACTCCAAGTGCTTTTGCCCTGTCTAGAAGCGTCAATGTCAAACGTGCCTTGTAAATTTCATCTTCTTGCTTGAATATCTCATTAAACACTTCTTCTTCCAGAATTGATTCCGATGTGAGTTTATTAATCTGTTCCATTTTCTTTAATCACCTTCTTCCAATCCTGTTATGAATCCATGCTTATATAATGCAAGCTGTAATTTGTTCCATGCTTCGCACCATCCATCTGATAATGGCTTTGCTCTGCCAAGAATAGACCTGTAGAAATCAATATCGGACAAACATTCCTGCAATTCTTCATTTTTCTTCCGTTCTGCTTTCTCTCTCATTTCTTTTTGCTTCTGAGCGTGATATATTGCCATTCTGGACGAAAAATCAGGTTTATGGTATGTTCCACCAAGAATCTGAAAGGCTGTCTTAAAATCGCAATTATCCATATTCTGAACGAAAGTAAAAATATCTCCTGACGCGCCACATCCGAAGCAATAGTAGCTGTCTTTGTAAATTTTCAATGAAGCAGTACGGTCATCGGGGTGAAATGGGCAACTGATAAAGCCAGCTCTGTTCGGAATCATTCCGTATCTGGCAAGAATATCTCTCATACTGTTCTGTTGCTTAATTGTTTCTTTGTCCATCCGACAGAATCTCCATTATTCGTTTTCCAGTATTTTTCTTGTCACAAAATAGGAACTCAACGCCATATTTTCTCTGCATTGTGCATAGAATTTTGTACAGCGTATCGCCGTGCATAACTTTCTGTTCTTGTTCGATCCAAACACCATTTTTCTTAACCCGCTTCTTCGCCCTGGGATTCTCCCACCAGAGAACGTCATCCAGCTTTTCGATTCCTTTCCCGTGTTCGCATAAGAAGACAAGTTTTATTCCTGCTTCATTTGCCCGGATAATTTCAGATCGGAATCTTTCATGCTGCTGGCATACATTTCCGCATAACTCTGCAAGGTTCTGTTTTCTATCAACTACTAAACGTGGGTTATCATAATTCATGTAATCACCCACATACAGCTTTGACACGAACCATTTTTCTCCTGCCTCGTCAAATGCCTTTTTAATACCATCGATAACTTTCTGATGTTCTCTACTGTCAATTTGTATCATGCAAACGGCATCTCCTCATCAATTCCATCTGGAATACTCATAAATCCGTCCGGGTCGGCTTCTGGATTCGGTGTAGGTGAGGCTGTCTGTGCCTGTGAAGAACCTTTACTTTCGCCGAATTCGATTTCCTCTACAACAATATCTGTTGTATATATCTTCACGCCGTCTTTATTCGTATAGGATCCTGTCTGGATTCTTCCAGATAAATCTGCTTTCATTCCTTTTGTGAAATATTTTTCGATAAATTCCGCAGACTTTCCAAATGCAACACAATTAAGGAAGTCAGCTTTCTGATCAGAACCCTCTTTTACAAATCTTCTATTGACTGCAACGGAAAATCTTGCGATTGATGTTCCATCATTTGTATATCTGACTTCTGGATCTCTTGTAAATCGTCCTGTAAGAATAACTTTGTTCATTTTTTATTCCTTTCCACTATGCTGTTTATCGTACTCAATCAACATTTTGAGACATTTTTGCCCTTTTTCTTTTGTGAGTCCTTTCACATCGTCTACCTTGAAACGAGTTTTAATCTGTTCAAACAAGTTAGAATTCGGATATTTGTCAATGATGTTCTGGATGCTCATTACATTTTCTGAAGTAATCATCTCAACAGGTTCTTTTGATTCTGACTTTTTAGCTGCTGTTTTTCCGCTGCTGCCTGTATTAGTAGAATCACTGTCTTTGTTGTCATCAATGCAGAACAAACCATTCAGTGCATACTTTCTTGCGTAAGATGACGCTGTGCCTGTAACCTGGGAAGAATCCATGCCTTTTTTTGACTCTTCTTCCCTTGCATAAGCAACTGTTACGATTTCAGAAGAAGAATCCTCTGCATCTTTTAAATGCGTTTCTGCTCTTACATAGATTCTGTCCCCGACCACTTCCATCTGATCAGTGATACATAACACTGTCTTTGTTTCTACCAGAAGCGGCTTTACTGCTTCAAGAATGTCCTCACAACTTCTGTATTTATATTTCCCAAATGAGTTATACTGCCCTTTTGGAGCTTTCAGCTTTGACTGAATAACTCCTAATTTTTCATAGATATTCAATTTCAATCCCCCTTGTCATAGACCACGCACTTACTGGCTTCTACAATCAGTAAACTTGCAATGTCTTTCATAGATATAGTTGATTCGTTATAGATTTCAACCAGTGTGTTGTATGCTTCTGGAGTAATCTTCACAACCGGATTCTCCTTTTCACTGATTGTTTTCTTCTTTTTAGCCGGAATACGGATTTCAAACTTTTCCATTGTTACCCTCCTTAGTTGCTTTCTGAGCCACTAAAAGCCCATTTAAAGCCTGTACATAGCTTGCCAATGTTCTTGCCTTATACTGTTCTTCAATCGGATTATCCGGCACTGTAGCAAGTTGTATGTCGATTAATCTCAATACTTCCTGGATGCGTTCGTCCATACTTACACCACCTTAAAGAAACAATAAAGGTTATCTGATGCATCTCCGAACTTTTCTCCGTCGATATCTTCGGCTTTGTGGTATTCCACATGGTCAAGAGACATATCGCAGTTCTCATAATCCAGAATGTAATCGCCTCTGGACTGAAGCTCTCTGAGCAATTCGTTAATACATCCTGCTATCTCCAGACTGGGAAGAAGCTTCATAATTGCTATCTGTTTACTCATTTGGACACTTCCCATCTATCAGAAGTTCCAGCAAGAATGCTTTGATTTTATTAAGCTTTTCACGGCTTTCTTTCTCGTAAAATGGATTAAAAGATACGTTTTGGTACAAATCCCATTTAAATTTGTCTTTGGGAAGGCAAGCATCTTCCTTCCTTTTGAGTCCAAATACGCTCATACCATAAATTGAATAGTTGAATGTGGCACTTGCTGTCGGAACTTCATTCGCAACTCTTTTACAGAGTCCATAAATTTCGTCAATTTCTTTCTCGAACATTTCTTTATCCTCCTTATTCCTTACTGCCAGTCTGCTTTCATCTGGCGAACCGCCCATGCTGCCGAGATGCCAAAAAAGATGTTCAGCCAAATAGGTATGTCCACATATTTCCCGGCAAGCATACAAACAGCAATCAGCGCATACTCTTTCATTTCATTTCTCCCATAATCCACGCCAGATTGCTTGCTACCAGTGCGGCTGCGGTCACAATCCATGCAGTGAACCATTTTCTTGCTTTTTTTCTACTTTTTTCGACAATTTCTGTCGCAAGAATGAACTCAAGTTCGTCCCATGTCGGAACATTTTCACATTTATTTGTGCTATTTCTGCTCATATCGTGCTAATTTCTCCTTTTTTGGTATTTACAATTAGCAGATACGAAGTTATAATTAACCTGTACCTACTAAGTGTGGTTTAGTTGGTGCAACGCTCCGGGGCGGAGGTATCAGCTCCCTCCGGGGCACTATCACTTTAATGCTTCTTTTCCTCTCCAGACATATCCTGTTTCTTCCCAGAGCTTTCTTGGAGAGATAACAAATTCTATTCTGCCAGAACCTTTTCTGTCGTGAATCACTTTATTCCCACGATATGCCGTGCCGATAGGCAACCATCCGTAGATGATTCCTGCTCTGACAGATGGCGTAGGAATGCCTGTCATTTTGCTCACATCTGATACTGTCAGGCGTTCGTTTGAAAACTCCGGCATCTGTGGAATGCCCGATATGATTCTCGCAACCTCTGCGGCGAACTGATGAACTTCTGCATTTTCTTTGATGTAAGTATCAACTTCACTCATTTCATGCTCCTTTCATATTTGTTTTTATGAATTTTTTTTACCTTTGCTTTCTTCTTTCTCTTTTGAGTTTTGAATGGAGATTTCTTTCCGGTAAAATGCGTAAAATTATTTGCTCCCATTATTTATCACCTATTGTATTTCCTTTCCCCTCTACCTATAATGCTTTTACAGGCACCGACATGCCGAGTATAACGAAAGGGGAATTATATGGTTGAAACAATCACTCGACTGTATCACTGCCACAAGATTCACAAGCATGTGACTGTTTATGAAGAGTATGAGGTTTCTGGTAACAGTCGCCGCCTACTGCGGTGCTCATGTCCATATCATCAATACACGGAAATGAAGCCGCGCTGTGATGGGTATAATGACCATGGTTTTCAATGTGGTTATGCAAAAAATCAATAACCAGGCTCACTAACTCATCTGGTCGCTCACTTGGCGATAGGTAACAGTAAAGCCGTAGGTCACATTTGCAACAGTCTCCACCAGATTCTTTGCAGTGCTGGCTGACGGCTTTATTAAATTGTAATGCGTCCATTTATGCTCCTTTCTACTCAATACACATTTGAGCATTGCAGTCCCTGATGCACATTACTGTATTGGTGCATGGATGCCAATTTCTGACATATTCCATAGATTCTTTAAATCTCAGCTTAGGGATGTTATTACGGGCGTTTACTGCGAAGTAAGTCTTTATATCCCTGTTGCATTCAGCAAATACTTTCTTGCCAATTTCCTTGTAAGCGTTTGACTCTTTCCCACCAAGGTGAGCAATTACGACACTTGACACTAAGTCTCTAATAGATTCCTGCTGTGCGTAGTCAATAGTCATGGTATTTTCAAGTCTGTTAAGCCGCTCTTCGTGATCTAAGAATCCTGTCGCAATAACCTGTATCTGTTCAACTGTCGTCAGTGGCTTATGGTATGAACCTGTCTTTCGGATTGTCGGAAGGACTTCACTTGTTACCCAGTGTTTGAATCTCTTGGCATTAGGAAGCTTACTGGAAAGAATAAGGCTGTAAAGACCCGATTCGTTAATAACTACTATTCCTCTATTAGGAATTTCTAATGTCGGAAAATCCGACTTTTGAATGATAGTCTTATCTTCATCGTCGATATGAGCTGCCAGTGCATCTCTTGAATTTCCGTACCCCAGTGCTTCTGCTACATCCTTACCAACAAACCAAGGTTCGTTTTCAATAGTTACTGTTCGGATATCTCCGAACTCTTCTGAATTAAAAATCTGTAATTTGTTCATTAGTATCCTTTCTTGTGATATACTCCCTATAGATGGGAGGTGATAATAATATGAAACCGAATATGGCAAACGGCTCCATAGTTCCGCACAGCGTCCTTGAACAGCAAATAAAAGAAGCTAAAGAAAAAGAATTACGGAAACAGCAATGGCGGCATGATTTCCGAGTAGCTTTATTTAGTGCTGTTGTTGGCGGATTTACTGGATTCCTGGCTACTGTAATCACTCAGATGTTACTTTAGCATCCACTGTGCGAGTAGGCTTCCGAGTACTCCACAGGTAGCCGAAAGCACAAAGCAAAGAATCCAAAATGTGATTCTGTTTTTCAATTTGTTTTCACCTCCATGTTAAGAACTTTCTTTCTGTGCCTTATCAGAATCATCTGGCTTATTCTCAGAAAAACTTTCCGTCTTACCGAGAATGTATCCCTTGTCAAACTCTGACATATTAGGAATCGCTTCTTTCAGCTTTTCTACGATTCTTTTTTCTTTTTCTGACATGATTTTCTCCTTTCAGTTTATAGTCTTGCTTCGCTTGGACACCTGACTTTGAACCTGCCATCATCAGCACCGGGCGGTCATTCCCGGTGGACGGTCATTGCTGACCGTTTCGGCTTTAATAAAAGGAATCTTTCTCCATTTCGTCATCAACTTCTTTCGGTATTGGAATAGGCTCAAAATCATCATTTTTCCCATCCCAATAATCAAATAATTGTTGTATGTACTGATTCAACTCCTCTACTCTGCACATTTCCGTCCCTCCTTATATGAATCAGTTACCATTTTCTTATCAGGCACATATTTCGTTTTAAATGTCCTGAGTGTCTTCATTGCGCATCGTTTATACTGTTTCTTTGTCATATCTATTACCTCTTTTCTTAAATTTCTGAAATAAGTCCTTCAGCTTCTTCCAAGTTATCAAATGCTTCTTCGATATCTGAAATATACTCTTCCATCTGTTCGCCACGCTCACTGTACTGAAAACTTTCTGGAAGATTATCGAATGCGTCCTGTTCTTCATCCTTAACTTCTTCTAAAATGTCTTTAGCTTGCGAGATCAGATCAAGTGCCTCAGCCAATCTCTTTCTTCTGATTTTATTCATATCCTTTTTCCTCTCTTTCTTGCGTTGCTTTGTTTACCTTGTAAACACAGTATAGTCCCTCAGGCAACATTTGTCAATACCTTTTTGTTGACTTTGTAAACATTTTATGATATTATATTTTCAGAAAGGAGGAATTAAATTGAAAGACAAGTTTAAAGAGTTGCGAAAAGAATTAAACGTAACTCAGCAAGAATTTGCAGACAAACTAAAGATAAGTAGGAATTTTGTAGCGCAAATTGAAATGGGAAGCAAAGTTCCGTCAGATCGGACTATTGATGATGTTTGCAGAGAATTTAACGTAAACGAAGAATGGCTAAGAAGTGGAACTGGAGAAATGTTTCAGCCAGAGAACAAAAATGATGAAATTTCTAAGCTGTTCGGAAATGTTCTAAAGTCTAGTGACGATGATTTTAAATACCGTCTCATCAATGCTCTAGCAAAACTGGATGATTCTGGATGGGATAACTTAGAAAAGCTCCTAGACATGATTTACAAAAAGAAATAAGAAAATAGCCAAGGGCAATGCGCAAACCCTTGGCTTTTCTTTTTAACCGATTAATGTTTTTATGAAAACGTATATCGACCTCAGCCAACATCTGTTCTCTATTTTTTCTATCATTTCAATAATTTCCTTCTTATAATCCATAATAACCCTCCCTGTCGCAACTACCGCCTACACTACAGTATATGTCCGGCTGTGGGAAATAGAACCGAACATTAGTTCGTTTTTGCTATTATACCACCTATTCCGACTCTTGGCAACTGCCAATGATATACATGAACTCTCACTATTTTATAGAAAAAAACATTTCTTTTTCATCTAAATCACTCTATTTCGTTCTAAATCTTTACAATATGCTCTTAAAATGATAAAATAAAAATACCACGAATAACCGTACTTTACATAACATTGCAAAATCAGCGGTACAAAACACATAATCCGCATAAAAAGTGCGAAGCGTGGCGAATAAAGCTATTAGGAGGAGCAATTCTATGAGTAAGAAAAAAGGTGGAAAACTCAAATGGGTAGTTTTAGCAGTTGTTGCCATTGGCGTTATTGGTGCCGTTGGTGGAAATTCGGATTCAAACACCACGTCTTCTTCCGGCACATCTGCAAAGACGGAATCTGCAAAAGAAACTGATACACCTACACCAATTGAATACACAGCCGTATCAGTCAATGATATGATGTCTCAGCTTGATGATAACGCACTTGGAGCATCTGATAAATACAAAGGGCAATACTTAGAAATCACTGGTAGACTCGGGAACATTGATTCATCTGGAAAATATATCTCCCTCTATCCTGACGATGAATATGCGATAATCGGCGTTCAGTGCCAGATTAAAAATGATGAGCAGCGTTCGAAAGTCGCATCAATGGCAAAAGGTGATACAGTCACACTAAAGGGAAAATGCACAACTGTCGGAGAAGTTCTCGGATATTCAGTCGATATCGAAGAAATAGAATAAAAATAAAAATCACCCCGGCATTGGCGTACCGAGGTGGCGTTTATACATCTCCGAAGAAATGTAATATTCTGGCAAAACATATTGTATCATCTTCGGAGCAGTCGGGCAAGTCAGAAAATTTGTTCGGCTGTTATTTTTATACCTAAATACAGCTACAGAAAGAGGGAATAAAAATGGCGAAGAAAAGAAAGAAATACCCGAAGCTCCCTAACAGTTTCGGAACAATACGGTACCTAGGTGACAATCGCAGGAATCCATTTGCGGTCCATCCTCCGGCAGTACTGGATGAAAAGACCGGAAAGCCCGTCCGACCGCCTGCAATCTGCTATGTAGACGACTGGCTAAAAGGCTTCACTGTTCTGACAGCATACAAAGCCGGCACGTATCAACCCGGCATGGAACGGGATCTTGAGGTATCCCCTACAACCGACATAGATGCTCTTATAAGCCGCTTGATTGCTGACTACAATACAATCAAGGGTGTCGAGGATAAACACCCGGAAATCAAGAAATTGACGTTCTCAGAGGTATATGAGAAGTTTTACGCATGGAAGTTTCCGGAGGGTTCAAAACTTTCTTATAGTTCAAAGATAGCCTACCAGACCGCTTACTCAAATTGCACAGCTTTGTATAACCGTATCTTTGAGGATTTAAAAGCGCCTGATCTGCAAAAGGTAATTGATGACTGCCCGTTAAAGCGTCAGAGTCTTATGGCAATTCTTACACTGTTCAAGCAGATGTATAAATATGCTGTTTACTCAGAAATTGTAACGGAAAATAAGGCGTTATATGTCCATGTCAATGCTGATAATGACACCGAACATGGAACACCATTTTCTGATCAGGAGATGCAAGTGCTATGGAATAATACCGACGATCAAGAAGTGCAGCTCATTCTTATTATGTGTTACTCCGGCTGGAGAATCGGTGAAGTGCTAAAACTTACGACCAACTTAGAAGAAAGATACTTCCAAGGTGGTATCAAAACAAAAGCCGGCAAAAACAGAATTGTCCCGAT